ACGGCGTGAGTCTCACGGTTTTCTGCGACTTGTTATTTACACTTCGCTTTGCTGAAGCTACTGTTTGTGTAGGCTTTGTCGATGCCGTTGTTTCAGTTTTACCAAATTTATGCGGGAAGTCAAGTCTCATACGCTTATCAATCTCTGCATAATATTCATCAGATTGAGCGTCAAATCCTTCTTCCTCGGTTAGTTTTTTATGTAAATCAAATGCAGTGTAAGTCATAGCACTATCCTGGCCAAACCATGGGTTTTTATCAGCCCACTCTTCAGCTTTTGGATCAGGTGCTATGGATCTAGGAGCTATTGCTTGATCTAAAGTTGGCGTTTTAACAGTTTCTTTTGGTTCTGTTTCAGCTTTCTTTTTAAGATTAGCAACTCTTGCCTCTTCTACACCTAATCTAGCTATCATCTTTTGTGCATCAACTTCAGCCGTTATATCTCCAGCTTCTCTTGCTTTTGCTAAAGCAGCTTGTGCAGCTTGCAACCCAGATGTTACTCTGCCTTCCATTGCAGTTACATAGTTAGGTTCTATAGTTTTTAATCTAGTCTGCAAACTTTCTTGCTCTTGTTTAACTTTTTGAGCCCACTCTATTGCAGCCTCTTTTTGACGTTCTGCTTCACGCCATTTTTTAGTTAACTTTGCAATTCTTTTTTGCACTCCCTCACTATAGTCTTCTAATTCTTTTTTCTTGTCTTCTGTTTCTTCTTTTACTTCTTGTTCTTGTTCAACTTTTATTTCTTCTTTAGGTTCTGTTTCTTCGACTTGTAATGTTTCCTTTGGTTCTTCTACTTTTTTATCTTCCTCAAGATTAACCTCTACTTCCGGTCCGGAAGTATCTATATCAACCATGGGTTCTGTTTTCTTTTCTTCTTCTGGCATAGTTTACTCCTTCTATGTTTTAATATTGATGAAATATATCTTCAGGGTTTTCAATGGTCGCTAATATTTCATCGTCATTTAGCAGTCTTACTTCCCCACCATCTATCTGAATACGAGATCCAGCGTATCTTGCAAAGACAACCCAATCACCTTTTTTACACCAAGGGCCCTCCGGATATCTTTCTTTATCATAACATTGATCTCCTAATGCAACGACTAAACCACATTGAGATGCAACTTGTTGTCTTTCAATAGTTACATCGGACATAATTATTCCGCCTTTAGTTTTTTCTTTCATTTTAAAAGGTAAAACTAAAAGTCTCCATCCAGTAGGTTTAGGTAGTTTAGAAGATTCTTTTTTAGATAAATCTTCTTGTTTTTTATTTTCGTTTTTATCTTGCTCTTCGTATTTTTCTTGAAGTGCAAGTTTAACTTTTGGGACCTCTTGAGTTGAGGTCGATAACTGTTCCTTCTTCATCTTTTTGCTCCTTATTATCCAGCAGGTTAGAGATTTCCTGTAACATTAACTGATATGTTCTAGCTTGTCCTAACATATACTGATATTTCTCCATGTTGTCAACACCACCACTAATTAGTATGTCTCCAACTTTTTGAAGATTATCTCTCATTAATCTTTGCATCTTAGATACAATTGTTAATCCATCTTCCATTATAGCACCGCCTTTTCTGGTTCAAATTGATCTAACACTTCCAATTTTTCTCTTGCAGCAGCTATTTTTTCTACTTGTTTATTTACCTCATCAATGTGTTGAGGATGTTCACCAATACCCACTGAGTTTTCTAAATAAATATTTGCAGTTGCATCTGCTTCTGCAATCTCAGCTTCGTATCTAGCTTTAAGTGCTTCTAGTATCGCCCTTCGCATTTCTTATAGACTCCTTTCCTTTCTTAGCAATTTGAACAACTTTATTTTTACCCATAACTTTGGCTCTTTGTTCCATCACTGTTAGTATTTGTATTTTTCTTGCAAACGGTTTTTTTACACGTTTGACTTTTGCAACAGTCGCTCTTGCATCCGCAGGTGTTGCAAATTTTATTTTAACTGTATCTCTTGGATTTTCGTCTGTGTATAATCTTCTACCAGAACCTTTAGGCTTTTTTCCCGTTCCCTTTTTTGGATCCGCCATGTAATACTCCTTTCAATACTTTTGCTTGACCAGCGTGTGCTTTAGAAGCTTTTTTTAAAGCTTTCATAACTTTTTTTATTTTTTTCTTTTTGTTATTTAACACTTCCATCTCCTTCTAGCCTGACGTAGTCTAGAATTAGGATCTTTAGCGGCTTTAGGGAATTTTTTCATTTGTCCGGCGCTCCTTGCGCAGAAGGACTTACGTCTCTTCGCAGCTTTAGATCCTGGTTTTACTTTACCAGTCACGGCTGTTTTTAATTTTGAGCCGGGATTCATTCTTCTGTAGGCTTTGACACCGGCTCGTGTCATTCCTGCTCCAGACTTTGTAGGTCTAAAGTTTTTTTTATTTCTAGCTGGCATTCTATCTTGTTTTCTCATTAGATCATGCCTTTGTAATATTTAACATATGATGGATTAGAAAGTGTAACCCCACCATACTCACTTTTTATACTTTTACCCATGTAACCTGCTGCATAACCTTTTGCAGCTTTTGTTCTTTTAGCAAAAGTTTTTACGTTAGTCGGTTTTGGTCCCACATTGGCAGCTGCCCGTTTCCTTGCAACGGCAGATCTTCTTTGGCCTTCTGACATTGATCTTGCTTTTGCAAGTGGGACACACTTCGGATACTTTCTCTTCGCGTCTTTCTTTTGTTTTGAACGGCCACACTTTGCGAATGAACCATCCTTTCGCTTGCTCCCAATATCTACCCATTTCTGTTTGAACCATTTGTCTAAACCGTTCTTTGCCATTTTATTTATTTGGTCTTCGTGCTTTACCAAATCCTTTTATTTGTATACAGGCACCGCCACCCATTTTTAAACCTTGTCGTTTTAATCTTTGTGTAGCTTCCATAAGTCCACCTCCAGCTTTGTATATTCTACCACCTTCAGCTTTTTTAGGACCTCTAAAATCTTTTCTCTTTACACCAGATGGATCTTTGATCTTACCAGCACAAATTTTAGAAGCGTAGGCATTAGCGTATGCAGACGGGTAAACTTTAAATTTACGTTTCGCTGCCGCTTTACCTCTAGGACATAGTTTAGTCATTATCTTTTCCTCGCAGTTTGTGCAGCTCTTCTAAAGTTAGCTGCAGTTGGCGAACCTTTAGCTCCTTTTTTTCTCATTTTCTCTCCAGAGCCAGCAGCTATTCTTCTTTTTTTAGCCGCTATGTTTGCATATAAACCTGGTCCAGCCATTACTTAGCTTTCTTCTTAGCCATCATAAATTTTCTAAGACCTGGGTTTAATTTAGACATACCGCCGCCCATTTTTTTAACACGGCCACCTTTCATCATCTTAGCTTTGCCAAGATCTTTAGCGCCTTTGCCATCAGCAGCAAAGAAAGGAACTTTTTTTCCATTCTTTGAAACCATTTTTAAACCACCTTTTTTCATCATGGTTCTTTTTTTCATCATGCCACCACCCATCATTTTATTTCTTGTTCCGTAATCTTTTCTCATTTTTTTCCTCCGTTTTTAAAAATTTGAGTCCCCTTTATACCATAAATACTCGCAACGACAAGTATCCACAAATTTGTGAACCATGACGGGAGCTGCTGGAACTGCTCAAAAAATTCTTTTATCTTTGCAGCCGCACCTGGATCGTCACTAAAGACCCCCCAGGCAATTACCAAAATTGGTAGCGTAAGTACGACGAGGACGAACTCGTCTTTCCAGTCCGATTGACGTGCTTCTAGCAACTTGCCCTGGTATTCGCTCTCTCCACGGGCCATCTTATCTGCATGCATCAACTGTGCATCAGCCATTTTCATTTTTGTCTCTTGTTTTTTCTTGTAGATGTGCGTTGCCGCGTTTAATCCAAGTTTAAGTGCACTAAACCACATATTAATTATCTCCTCTTATAATTGAAATAGCATCTGGTGTTTCTTTTGCAGATGGTATTGTCTTACCTAAGATAGTTTTTTGTATAGAAGTGTCTGCTCTTAGTTTTGCAAGCTCTTCATTCTGTTTTAACTTCTCATCTTGGTTTTGATCGTTCATCATAGCTCTCATTTTGTCTAAATTTAGTCGCTCTTCGCCTTCTTTTTCTTTTCTAGCGTTTTCTTTTGCTTGTAAATCTAGTTCTCTTGCTCTTAATGCAGCAATTGGGTCGTTATCAAACTGTGAAGTAATCTTTTTCTCTTCATTTTTAAAGTCTTCCATCATTTCAGAGATTAAAATTGCTTTTCTACCTTCAATTTTTTCTGTTAGCATACGCATTTCTTGTTGAATTTGAGGATTTTGCATTGCTATCTGTTGCATTTGCGCTAATTTAGGTAATTCTTCTCTAAATTCCATCTCAATTTGCTCTTGTGCCATCAAACTTATGTGTTCAAGTATATTTTTTTGTATTGCAGCGCCAATTACAGGTGAATTTTTTACCATGTTCGTCTCCATAAAATTTAAATGCGCTGTAATATGTGCCTGATGATCTTGTCCAGGAAAAGCTTGAAAAGGCACACCAGCTAAAGCATCAATATGTTCTAATGCTGGGTCTTTTGGCATTGGTGGTTGTGGTTTTTTTAAGATTGAATCTATATCTTTTACGCCTAACGCTTCATACATGTTTCTGTAAACTTCATATTGATTGTGAATTCCAGGATTAGAAGCTGCCAGTTGCATCTCCGTTTGAGCGAGTGATATCCGCTGCGTTTGAGAAAATATATTAGGGTCCGCAACTGGCAATATATCTATTCGGTCGTCGAAATCAGTTTGTTTGATTTGCCTTTGACCGCCAACAACATCATACGGATAAACTGGAGGTAAGTAAAGTTTAAAAACTCTCGCCATTAAACTAAACTCACGTTTCATAGAAGCATATAATCTTTTATGAATTGCTGACATTGTTCTAGATCCACGTTCTAAGAGTGCAACAGTTGTTCCAACCGCTGCTTGTTGGTTACCCTCTCCTACTTGCAAGTCCGCTATGGATGCAAATCTTTGTCCTGCTTGTACCACGACACCCATTAAATTTAATAATGTGCCTGATGGTTCTTTGAAAGGTAAAGGCATAAATGCATCTCGTAAGTTTCCTCCAGGTGCATCGACGTCTCTAAACTCTCCAGGTTGAATCGGTTGTGCTTCATCTCGCATCTTGATACCACGCATCTTGAATCCTGCCGGTAAATTAGACAGGGTTCCGGCGTCAAGGAGCGATCGTAAAGCTGCAGTGGCTGATCTTGATAATCCACCAATCATGTGTATCAAACCAAAACCATAAAATCCCAAACCAGGTAAAAATTTAAAATGTACAAAATATTGTATCTTACTTCTTGATGCATCACCAACTTCGTAATTTCTTCTAATTGATAATACTTCACGTGAACCTTCTTCAATTGTAACAATGTATGGAAGTTTAATTCCTGTAGGTTCACCTTGTGAATCCATGTCTTCAAAACCTTCGATGTCTAAATCTACATGACACTCTAACAAAGTAAATAATCTTTGATCTCTACCCTTGCTCATGCCACCTAGCTCACGTTCTTTTCTTTCAGATTCTGTTTCAGTATCGTTACCAGGTGTTAATTCTATGTCTCTATAGAAACCACCAACCTGTTGTTTTCGTAATTCGTTTTCTGACATCTTAACTACATGAATAATTGTTTCCGCATCGTCTAATGAGGTAGCCGTGTACGGAACAATTAAATCATCTGCAGGAACAAACTTAGATACTGCTCTCTGCATAATTTCGTCGTAATAAACTTTTT